TGGCAAGCTTGCACCCTCTCACTTGCCACCTCTATTCCCAGCGGACACTGTCCGCCTGCCCGTTGTTGCCATCTCCGCCATTGTCGCCCTGACACTGCAATTCGTCAGGGCGATTGTGCATGAGCGACAAGCGCGACAAGCAAAAGAGCGACACCCGCCGCATCGAGGTCTTTCGGCCCGGCACCTTCCGGGCGCTGGGCGGGCAGACCGTCAGCTACACGGCGGACGATCTGAAGGCGCTGGCCGAGAGCTATGATCCGGAAACCGCGCCGGCGCCGGTGGTGGTCGGCCACCCGAAGACGGACAGCCCGGCCTATGGCTGGGTCAGAGGCCTCGAGTGGGATCCCCGGGCCGAGCGGCTCTATGCCGACATCGGCGACATCGAGCCGGCTTTCGAACAGGCCGTGAAGGCTGGTCGCTATCGCAAGATATCCATCTCCCTCTTCCCTCCTGCCTCCCCCGCCAACCCCCGCCCGGGCAAGCCGTATCTGAAGCATGTCGGCTTCCTGGGCGGGGCGGCCCCGGCGGTGCCGGGGCTGAAGCCCGTGGCGCTGGGAACGGATGATGACGCCATCACCATCGAGCTGGCTGATCCGGACGTGTCGCTGGCGGCGGATGCGCTGCGCCGGTTGCGCGACTGGATCATCGCGAAGTTCGGGCTGGAGGACGCCGATCAGGCGCTGCCCGGCCACTACATCGACTGGCTGGAGGAGAGCCAGCGCCGCGCCGAAGCGAAGGAGGCCCGTGAACAGGCCGAGGCGGCCCCGGCCTATGCCGCCCCTGCCGATGACACATCCCATCAGATCAAGACTGAGGAGGAGCCGATGAGCAAGACCACGCCGGGCATCGACCCGGAGGAGCTGGCCCGCCGCGAACGCGAGCTGGCCGAACGCGAGGCACGCCTGCGCCGCGCCGACGCGCAGCAGTTCGCTGCCGGCCTGGTGTCCGAGGGGCGTCTGCCGGGCGGCCTGAAGGACGAGGTGGCGGAGCTGATCGTGGCGCTGGAAAGCGGCGCAGATGCGGTGAGCTTCGCCGACGGCGAGGAAAGGTCGCCGGCGGAGGCGCTCAAGGCCCTGCTGCAGAAGCTGCCGCAAGCCGTGGAGTTCGGCGAGGCCGCGCCGGAGGACGGCGGCGCTGGCGATCAGCCGGTGGATTTCGCCACGCCGGACGATCTGCCCGTGGATCCCGAGCGCATGGAGCTGCACCGCAAGGCGCTGGCCTGGATGCGCCAGCATGGCAGCAGCGATTACGACGCGGCACTCACCGCCGTGATGGCCGGCTGACGAGGAGGACAGGGTCATGGCTCACACGCACATTCCCGCGCTCACCATCACCCGCCGCGCCGCCGGCGCCATCGCTGCGCACCGCTTCGTCGATGTCGCCGGCCAGCAGGCCGGTGCTGACGCCAAGGTGGTCGGCGTGGCGCTGACCGATGCCGAGGCCGGCGATGACCTGGCCGTGCTGGCCGTCGGCCAGATCACCATGACTGCCGGGGCGGCCATCGCTGCCGGCGACGAGGTGGTCTCCAACGCGGGCGGCCTGCCGGTGCCCAAGGGCACGGCGACGAACGTCATCGGCCTGGCGCTCGATGCCGCCAATCCCGGCGAGCCGGTCACCATCCTGATCCGCTGACGAGGAGACATCCCCATGCCCATGAACATCCGACAGGCCCGCGTCATCGACCCGGTGCTGTCCAACCACATCCGTGGCTACCGCAACGCCGATTTCGTCGCCCAGGTGCTGTTCCCGCGCGTGCCGGTCAAGCGGCGTGGCGGCACCATGATCGAGTTCGGCAATGAGGCCTTCCGCCTGCAGAAAACCCGCCGCGCCCCCGGCGCCAAGACCGAGACCTACCAGCTCGGCTATGCGGGCCGCCCCTACGCGCTGCACCAGGAGCGGCTTCAGGCCATCGTGCCCGACGAGGTCGGCGACGAGGCCAAGAACGGCCCCGGCATCGATCTGGAGAAGGCCTCGGTGGAGACCACCTGGGAGAAGATCCTGCTGGGGCTGGAGGTGGAGGCCGCCACCATCGCGCGCGATCCCGCACACTACGCTAGCGGCAACACCGTGGCGCTGTCCGGCACCGACCTGTGGACGGATCCCAATTCCGATCCGGAGCAGCTGATCGGCGACGCGAAGGGGACGGTGCGCCGGCGCATCGGGCGCAACCCGAACACGCTGCTGCTGTCCGCCAGCGCATTCGAGGCCTTCAAGCGCCATCCGAAGGTGAAGGAGCAGTTCAAATACACCAGCTCCAAGTCCATCACCACGGCGATGGCGGCGGAATATCTGGGCGTGGCTCGCGTGGTGGTGGGCAGCGGCGTCTATCTGCCGGCCACCGCGCCCGATGACGCAGAGGCGCAGGACATCTGGGGCAACGATGCCATCCTGACCTATGTGCCGCTGGCGGGGCGCACCATGCTGGAGCCGAGCTTCGCCTACACCTACCAGCTGCGCGGCACCCCGGCGGTGCAGAAGGGCTGGTATGACCCCGACCGCATGGGCTGGCTGTATCCGGTCATCAGCGAGCACGCGCCCGTCATCGTCGGCCCAGACGCCGGCTTCCTGATCCAGAACGTCGCCTGAGGGAGGTGAGCATGAGCAAGGAGCGGAACTACGCGGTGCTCTCACCTATGCTGCGCAATGGCGAGAAATACCAACCCGGTGACACCGTGCGCATGCCGCCGGAGGAAGCCGAGCGTCTGGTGGCCGCCGGCGTGCTGGCCGAGGCGCAGCCGCTGCCCGAGGAGGATGCGGGGGACGCCGAGGCGGACGCTCCTGCGGAGGATGCCGGGCAGGCCGATGCGCAGCCCGCGCAGGCAGAAGATGCCGATCAGACTGCCGAGGCTGATGCTGCGCAGCAGGGCAAGCCGAAGAAGGGCGGCAGGAAGAAATGACCGACTACCTGACAGTGGCCGAATTCGTCGAGCTGTTCGGGCGCGAGGAGGTGCTGGCGATTGCCGGCATCGGCGGGCCGAACAGCGCCGGCGGGCGGCAGGTGGACGAGCCGCGCATCGCCGCGGCCATCGAACGCGCCGCCTCGCTGGCCGATGGCTACTGTCTGGGCCGCTATCCCATGCTGGCCGAGCTGACGGCGACGGAGATGCCCGCGCTGCTCAAGGGTGCGGTGGCCGACATCGCCCGCTGGTATCTGCGCGACCGCGCAGGCGACCGTGGCGCTGTCGATGAGGTGGTGCGCAAGCGCTACGAGGACGCGCGCGATCTGCTGCGTGGCATCGCCGAGGGGCGCATCGACCTGACGTCAGAGATCCCCGGCCTGCTGCCCGCCGCTGACGGCCCGGCGGGCCGCGTGCATGCCGATATGCCGGCCTCGCGCGCCGATGATGCGCTGGCTGGGTGGAGGCGGTCATGAGCAACGTCATCGCCGAGATCGAGCAGCAGATGGTGGCGGCGCTCAAGGATGCCCTGCCGTCCGCTGCCTACATCGCCGCCTTTCCGGACGATGCCGGGGATTTCGACCTGGCTCGCTACGACCTGGCCGCGCTCGTGCATTTCGCCGGCAGCCGATTTGATGCCCAGCAATCGCTTTCCGAGCCGGGCCAGCAGGGCCGCGACATGCGCTTCGCCGTGCTGCTCTACGTGCGCAGCCTGCGCAGTGCCGGCGGCAGCTACGAGACGCTGGAGGCCATCCGCCAGGCGCTCCAGAACCGCCGCTTCGCCGGTGCGCTGCCGGCCCGCATGGTGGCCGAGCGCCTGACCGGCGAAGAGGCCGGCATCTGGCAGTGGGAGGTGGAGGTGTCCGTGCCCGCGCCGGCGGTGGCCGCCCATCAGATCCGCCCGCGCACCGGCGGGCCGCTGACATTCTCGCAACAGGGAGACACAGCATGAAGACCTATCGCTGGAACGGGCCGGTGCAGCATCTCTCCATCCGCCACGGAGGCAAGGAGCTCGAGGTGCAGCTGATCACCGGTCGCGAAATCGAACTGCCGGAGGATCATCCGACCGTGCAGAGCTGGGTGGCCTCTGGCCACCTGCAGGAGATCGAGACGCCTAGCCGCCGCGGGCGCAAGAACAAGGAGGTGAACGATGCCTGACGCCACCTACTTCGGCCCGGAAATCGTCGAGCGCGACATCGGCGGCGAGCTGGTGCGCGAGCTGAAATACGCCACCGTGCTGCTGGTGGGCACCGCGCCGGTGCACGAGGCTCACGCCGATGCCGCTACCCGCGCGGGCTACATCGACAAGCCGATCATCATCCGCCGCCGCGAGGATGCCGCCGCGGCCTTCGGCCCGTGGCGCGACGGCTACACCATCCCGCAAGCACTGGATGCCATCTTCGACCATGCCGGCCCGTCGGGCATCGGCACCATCGTGGTGGTCAACGTCTTCGATCCCGACAAACATCAGGTCAACGGCCAGCCTGATCCGGCGGCCGTGACCAACCTCGACATCATCGGGCAGTTCGCGACCGACGGCACGCCGTCCGGCCTGAAGTGGGCCTATGCCTGCTTCCAGCTGTTCGGTTGGTTCCCCAAGTTTCTGCTGACGCCGGGCTATTCGCTGGCCACCGGCGTGCGGGCGGAGCTGGAGACCATCGCCCAGCGCATCCGTGCGCACTTCCTTCTCGATGCGCCGCACGGCGTCTCCGTGCAGCAGGTCATCGAGGCGCGCGGGCCCAACGGCAGCTTCGATTTCCGGAGCAACCTGTTCGAGGCCGTGGGCTGCTATCCGCACGTGATGGCCGTCAACCTGGACGATACATCGCCGCTGGCCGGTCAGCCGGTGCCGCAGCCCTTCAGCCCGCGCCTGGCCGGCGTGTGGCTGCGCACCATCATGGACTACGGCCCGCACCACAGCCCCTCCAACCGCCCGATCCTGGGCATCGAGGAGATGGCCCAGAAGATCACCTACATCCCCGGCGATGCCACTTCCGATGCGCAGCTCTTGCGCGGCGCCGGGGTGGTCACGGCGGAGGAGCGCTGGGGCAAGGGCCCGCACACCGCCGGCAAC